TTCCGATCTTGCCTCTTATCCGGCGTCCCGTAAAACAAATGGCTTTGTCTTACCGTACGCCGACCGAACTACTAATCAACCAACTTCCAGCAAGACTAACAGACAACTTGGCCGTCAAACAAGTTGATATACTGCAGTCTGAAGAAGATAGTTATGGACAATTTCTTAACTTCAGTCTAACAAAAGACCAAAGAAAATTTTTAGTTGAAAAGGGTGTTTACTTATCCCCCTACTCTTGGAAGCATCATTCTCATCCAGCTTGTAAAACAATAGAAAATTGGTTGCTCTATAAAGAAATAGGGAATCATGTGAAACATGTTTGTAAGGACGCTACAATAGCTTTTATATCTTTGAGAGAAGGAAAGTTGAATGCTCTTAAAAAGATACATTTTAGTGGAAAAGAGGATAAAAAATTAAGCGAAAAAATAACTTCTTTCAATAGATATTATTGTGGCAAAGACAAATTGAGGTACAGAAACAGTGGAGATAGAGAGGTGATATACAGCTCATTTGATCAAATAAGACAAAAGACTGGCCCAAACGCATCATACTACATCCATGATGAATGTCATTACTGGTCACCACAGGATCTAGGGGCCTTTCTAGGGAAGACTCAGGCAAGCTCCATATTAGCAACAATCATTCATCCAACAGAGTATGAAGCTGGAAAGGATACATCACACCTCCCATTCCTATATCAATTTGAAGTAGAAAATAACAAGCTTTTCTTTTTCCCAGATGGAAACAGGAGTGAAGGGTATGAACAACCGTCAACAGCCGGTTGGTGGTTGAGAATGAGCAGATTCTTCTTTGATGGAGAAGTATATAGCATCACTTTGTTGAGAAGCATAGGGCCATTCCATTTGGTGTATTTATCAAAGGGTTCTTTAACCATTGAGACCAAAAGGTTTTTTGATGACTTTAATATACTTGATATACCTGTCAAATTCTACAAGAACAACATAGTGGGTAAGGCCAATTTAATACTAAGGACAGGTTTCATGATTAAAATAGTAAGTTATCTCAAGTCATTGAAGAAACCTGATCGTGAGTCAGCAGTTGCAAAGCTAAGAATGATGAGTGAAGAAGATTTCAGTGTTGAGGAGTTAATGTTTGTTGAAGGGCTTGCTCAGACTCTAATGTCAGATGGTTACAGAAGCATTTGGGAACAAGGATGGAATGAATGGATAATAAGTGGTTTAAGAGATTGTATGCCAGATGCTATACATCAAGGAATATTCAGGAAACATTTCAAAGCCAAACAGAATTTTGAATTATTAGCGAACCTCAAAAGTCTAAAGGTTGTCCTAAGAACTGATGATTACAACGACAAAAGCGTTCTAACACAGAGAAAATTTCTCTTATCATTTGGGGAACATGATAACTCCCAAAAAGCCAATGACAAAATATGTGACATAATCAGGAGTCAAAGTGTTAATGATTATCTTGGTGGCCCAAATGTAAGTGAGTATTTTCTAGAAAAAGACACTCGTGGGCAAATGTTCTTTATATTTTTTGAAAAGCGTCAGAAACCAGTCGAACTCAGGACAGAGAAGATGACTTATGAAGACTGCATTGAATTAACAATGAAGAATGACTCAGATAATTATATATATAGAAAGAGTGTCTTTAAGCAAAACCCCAAAAGGTTTGATATAGCCTGTAAGCTCAACATCAGTAAAGCAAAAAGAATAAAGGACACATACAGAATCTTCAAAATTAGTTGTATCCCAGATTTTTATAGATCAAAAATTTTTGAATCCAAATTTGTGATGATGTTAGCAGATGGCTTCAACATGGACAAACTAATTGTCTTCTTGATTTCTGGAGCAAACACTGAAAAAAATAAGATAAAGTGGAGCACAGACCAAGTACAAGAAGAAAAAGCTGAAAGCAGTAAAAGAAATGAACTGAAGGAGGAGTATTTTTCGATGTTTGAGAAGGAGGAAGAAATAATATTATCTGAAACAGATGAGGAAGAGGAAGTACCCTTACAAAGGAAGAGTCAAGAAATGGAGCTGAAAGAATCAAATGAGATTGACGAAAAAGCTTTTTGCAACCTCAAAAACAAATGTTGTTTTGAATCGATCATGCAGTCTCAAAATTGGAGCTATGACAATTTACTGGATGCCATGAAAGGAACTGTTTTTATTCAGAAAATGATTGATGACAAGGGTCTATTAGTTGATGAGCTTGTGGAGCTAATCAAAAAGATAAATATTAATGTGAATGTGGTTGACTCAGCTGGCAAGTTAATTGAATTAAATAAGGGAGCAGAGAAAGTGCTACTCCTTTCAAGCAATCATTGCAAGTTCACGACAATGGACTCTGTAAATCACTGGAAATTAAATGATTGCAGCTTTCTCAATGAGATAATGAATACAAATTACATAATTAAAGAAACTGCGGTCTATGAAAGAGCAAGCAAACTATATAAGAGCATTTCATCTGGTAACACTGGCGTTATGCTCCATGAAATGCTGAAGAAAAACAGTGAAACTGACAGAACAAATAAAAAGAATAGAGTGCTTGAAGTTCTGAAGTTGTTGTTTGATGATGAAAATGATAACTTTAACAGAACCTGCCAAAGCAAGGGTCCTATTTATGGAATTTTTGGGTTCGCTGGTAGTGGAAAAAGCAAAGGAGTACAGGATTACATTCTAAAGCCAGAAAATGATGAAAACATGTTTACTTTGATAAGCCCAAGAAATGAGCTTCTAGCTGATTGGAAAAAAAAGATTGGCGAAGAGAAAAAGAATGTAAGGTTTCTTACATATGAAAAAGCTTTAGCATCATCATATGATGAAAATGAATTAGTAATTGTTGATGAATTAAGTCTGTACCCACCTGGTTACATCTCATTGTTACAGGTGGTCACAAAGATTAAAACTGACAAAATATCTGGGAATATAAGATTATCCAAGAGGAATTACTCTAATTATATGGGAGATAGAAACGTCAGTATCATGGTACTGGGTGATCATTTACAAAACAGATATTACAATGAGAGTGACACAAGGAAATTGAGCCAGGTTGATGAAATTGATTTTATTATGGAAAATGAAGAAATAATATATCTGAATTATAGTCTTCGTCTGTGTAAAGATCATTTTTACAAACCAGGCATTAAAAAACTGGGTGAAGGAAAGGCCAAAACGAGCAGGAGATTTCAAAACGTTTATGTGGCCAAGAAAGCTATGCCTGACGCTCAATTATTGGTTGCATCAAGGGATGAAGCTATTAGATTCAAAAATTTAGATGTTAAAACTTTTGGAGAATCACAAGGATTGACTTTTGATGATGTCATAATAACACTGTCACCGCCAGCTGTTAACTGCTCCTTGCAGATGTGGAATGTAGCAATGACCAGAGCAAGGTATGGAGTTCATTTTGCATTAAATGGGTTTGACACCGTTGATGATTTCTTAAACAAAGTGAAGGGCACCCCAATTAATGCAATGATACTTGGAGTAAATTTTGATATTCACAATAATGTAATCACTAAAGGAAAGAACTACAATTTAATATATGTTGACAAAATGGGCTTAAATTTAGAAGAGGTGGAGCTGAAGCTACAAGGTGATCCTTTTTTAAAATCAATCATACCAAGCCTTGATAACGGTTTGCCAGTGGAGATGGAATATCAGGATATCACTCTTGAAAGTCCTGTACCCAAAATACATCTTCCAATTGAATCAATTCAGGGGCAAGTGGCATTCATATCAAGTAATTTAAAAGAGAGAATGCAAAGGGAGTTCATAGGGGATGGAATAATTAGTGAACAATTTCCTGACTTCTGGAAGGCCGGCGAACCGGGTTACTTATTGAGTCAAAGTGAAAGATTCCAGAGCATATTCCCAAAACATAGTAATTCAGACACTTTAACTTTCTTTGCAGCAGTTAAAAAAAGGTTAAAATTTTCATCACCACAAATTGAAAGGGAAAAGTTTGAAAAAGTGAGACACCTTGGTCAAGAAATGCTCGAACTTTTCCTGGAAAAAGTAAAGGTAAGCAATCACTATGACAAGCAAATGGAATTGATGAGCTACAATGAATATATTGAAAAGAAGGTGGCCAAGACGGGTAATACAATAGCAGCTCACTCAAATAGGTCAGAGCCCGATTGGAATTTGAATGAGATTTTCTTGTTCATGAAAACACAATTATGTACTAAGTATGAGAAAAGGTTTTGTGAAGCCAAGGCTGGGCAAACACTTGCTTGCTTTAGTCACATTGTGTTGAACAGATTTGCTGGTCCTACTAGGTACATAGAGAAGAAGATAAGCAGTTACCTGCCTAATAATTACTACATTCATCAAAAGAAGAACTTTGATAAGTTGAATGAATGGGTAATTGAAAATAAGTTCACTGGTGAGAGCCTTGAAAGTGACTATGAAGCATTTGATTCCTCTCAGGATTGCATTATATTAGCATTCGAGTATGAATTGCTGAGTTATCTTGGATGGAATCAAAGTCTGTTAGATGATTACCTAACCATTAAGTTCAATCTGGGATGTAGGTTGGGGAATTTAGCGGTAATGCGTTTCACTGGAGAATTCGGCACTTTTTTATTTAACACATTGGCCAACATGACATTCACATTTATGAGCTATGATCTTGATGATAAGGAAGCCATATGTTTCGCTGGAGATGACATGTGCTGCAACAAACCAGTTAAAAAAAGATCAGATGGTAGGTATGATCACATACTGAAAAGGTTGACTCTAAAGGCAAAGGTTAGTTACACGAGGGAACCAACTTTCTGCGGGTGGAGATTAACTAAACATGGAATTTTCAAGAAGCCAGAACTTGTGTTGGAAAGATTTTTAATAGCAATGGAGAAGGGAAGGCTAAAGGAGGTGATCGATAGTTATTTCATAGAATGCAGCTATGCCTACAATTTAGGTGAGAGACTTTATGAATGTTTTTCTGAAAAAGATTTCATAGCTCATTATTGTTGCGTGAGAATAGTGCATGAAAACTCAAGCTTACTGAAAGGGGTTAGTTTGAGTAAGTTCAACGAGGGCACAGGGTACAGACTGTCATGCAGTTCACAAACAGCTCCAAGTTCATTGAAAAATTTGATAATGGAAAGAGAAACATTAAGTGCATCAAGTTCGAGGATGTGTACAATGATGGTGGATACACCAAAGATCAAAAAGTTGGACCAGCAATGTGCTCTGAAAGTTCAATATCAATTAAATCAGAGAGTGGCGAGAATCAAATCATTAAAGGCTTCTCAATTGTTGAAGCAAATTGGATACAAAATGAGAGGAATAAAGGAAAATACCAGAGGGTCAATGTCGGAGCAATTATCATTAGCATCCATAAGCTTGGTTACTATGAAGGTGAGAAAAACAAAGGGAGATGCTTTCTTGCAGATGGACGAAGGAAAGGACCAACCTGCATCATCAAAGCATTTGAGTTTGATATTTCAAAGGGGCCTGCACATTTTGTACTGGCACCAAATGCAGTGTTTGATATCAATGATGAATTACTCACAAGCGCATGTGAACTGTTTTTCCAGTTTGATGATGTTGAATACAGAGCTGGGTCATTGCCGTTTGCAATTGAGATTGGTGCTATCTATAGGATGTGTAATGTTTTCAACTGTCACCATACTCTTGGAGTACCAGGCCGAAAGGGATCTGTTGGAAGTTCTTACCAGGAAATCCACGCAACCAAAAAACTTGGTCAATTGGATGAATCCAAGATTTATCATGAATTCGAAAAAGCAAAAGTTGCAGGGAGAGTATCCTCAGTCGGTTGTGATTACGACACAACTTATGAAGATGGCAAAAGAAATTTGTGCTCACCATGGAAGAAAAGAGGACCTTTATCCTTTCGTAAATATAGCATTGAGATCAATGGAAATGGGGAGATTGAAAATTTCCATCAAATTAGGTCTGATGATGTGGAAGTTGATGAAAGAAGAGTTTTTGAGAACGTATTGGATTCTGAGGTTGGCTTTGCCTGTAAATCTTCAGACAGGGAGGGTAACGACTGGAAGGTTAGCGAACATGGACGCGGTAGCGAATCAAGCAGCTCTGGATTGGGCAAATTCGACAGTCGGATTCCCGGGCGAAGCTTATGGCGTAAGGATCAGGAAGTTGAGGAGGAGAACGCTGTTAAGGATTCACTGGCTAACCAGATTAAAGGAAACATTTCAGACTCTTGGGCATGTTAATGACCCACAAAATTTCACTGTCATAGAGTCAAATAAGTACCTCACTATAATGAATGATTTTGCTGCCCATGCCTTCGGAATACTGGCTGAAGAAGGTTTCTCGCCTGCAACCATATACAGTGAAGTGTTAACCAATTACACCATAGACTATGGTGCACCAGTTGGCAACATCACTGTTGAATTTAGTCCAGCGAACATTTCAAGGGAGTTCAAATATTATGCCAATAGCTCCAATAACAATATATTTGATAACATAACTTGGAGACAGATAGGGGAAGCATTTGCTGAGGATATTGTGAGGTACTTCAAGGAGCTACAACCTGATGCACAAAGTTGGCTAGTTAGATCCAACCCTGTATTGGCTGGAAATGCACCATGGGTTGCACTTGATGTAACTGATGGTCTGGATATTAGGAGGCTGAATCCTGAGGAGAAAAAGGTGATCGCTAGAGCTAAAAATCACCTACTGAAGTCCATGCAGTTGAAGGGAAGGGAGTCCCTGTCCGCGGAAGCTTTGCTGGAGAGTTAGGGAATGGTTAACACCATTACCCTCGTTGCCTAGGGGCTACTCTCGTACATCAGCAGGTGGCTATTTGTCCACTTATGGCTTATGTTTAGTTCACTTCAAATTTGCTTGTTTGAATGTTGTGTCGTTACCGGCAATCAAACCGGTGTTAGTTTGTTTTTATTTTAAATAAAGTTTTAACTGGCTATTTTCCTAACCTATTCGGGATTAGCCCATGGGTTTTTATGCATATTTCCTTTGTTTGATGTTTGTTTGTTTGGTCAAAAAAAGGAAATATGCATAAAAACC